CGCTTCGGATTGGGGATTGATGATCCCGGTGGACTCGCTGTAGGCCTCGTTCACACCACGAAAGCCGATCCCAGGCAGGGTCTGCTCTTGGTTGTAGTGGATGCCGGTGCCAGCAACGGTGAGCTGGGGCATAGCTGCATAGAGCTTGCCCTCGCGGAAGATGTCAACGATTCCCGCTTTGAGGGAATCCTGCCGGCCAAGCTTGCCGGCCTCAACGGTAGTGAGTGCCACGGTTCAGAAAGATTGTGTGGAAGGTGTCTGCTGGCTTCGCGCCACAAGACAGGCCCCACATCGCGTGAAAGCCGTTCTATTAGTTGCCAGGCCGATACGGCTTCGCCAGTTGCTTGTGCTCGTCAATCAGACCAGCCTTTTGAAAGAACCGGCGGGCGTGAGCAGGGTCTTTGTGCCGCTCCAGGAATGCGTTGACTTGAATCAGGTTTCTTGCTCAGGATCAGGCGCAACCCCCTGTCCCTCAGGTTCCGGCCCCCAGGCGCTGTACTCAGGGCTGGTGACGTAGGCCGCCAGCTCGGCGGTATCAGCCGTGGCGGCAATGGCGGTGATCTTCTCGCCGGTCTGCAGGCGATAGAGCTGACGCAGTTCCTTGACGGCTGGATCCATGACCGTGCCGTTGTCAGCCTCGCGCACCACCATCCAGTCGGTAGGCGTTAGCAACGTGCACGCGGTGGTGCGGGTTTGTTGGGTCCACTGCTCGACCAGCTGAGCGTGGTCCTTGGGCAAGCCTGGTTCCCAGTAAAAACGCTGGTCATACGGCTCGGGGTCAGCCACCTCGGTGATGCCAATGGCGGCACGTTCTTCAGGCGTGGCAAGCCTGAGCCAGTTACTGGGGTACTGCGTTCCGTCCGCCGTGGTGAACGCTACGTCCGGTGAAAGTGGCTTGCCGTTAAGAATAAACATGGGTCTAAGGCGTTAGTTGAAGTTTAGGCAGGGTGGCTAGGCTTGTTCACTACTCACACAGCTCAGGTGCTAATACCCAACTTGTAGTTCCTTCATCCCACACATAAATTTTACCGTCAGTTGGATAAGGTACAGGCGAGTCCCAGCGACAGGTATCCTCATTTAAAACCCAAGACGCATAAGGTTTTGGCGGAACAAAAGCGTTGCGGCATGGATCAAAACTATATCCAACGCCTGCATAATTTTTATAAATGCGTCCATTGTAACTGGTTTGAATCCACTTGGTGTGCTCACCGTAAAGGCTTTGGCAAAATTGTTCACCAAGCCAGTCGCATTCAACTCCTAAATTGTTTTTTAAGACATCGTTATTTACCACAATAACTTGTTCTACAATCCAGTTTTTGTTTACCCGTGCGAAGTGTGCCATTAGAAAATAATGCTCCCAGATGAAGTAAATGTATAGATACGATAACCACCTGTGACGGTAATCGTCGGACTGCCTGTGGTGGTTGCTGCGGCATAAGTATCTGCATAACGGATGATTACAATCCCAGAACCACCGGCACCACCTGCAGCAGGAATAACGCCTTCTTGCCCCCCAGCGCCGCCGCCGCCGCCGCCTGTGTTAGCAGTGCCAGCCGTTCCATTTCTGGTAGACGTGCTCGAAAAGGCTCCGCCAGCGCCGCCGCCGCCAGTTCCTCCTGAACCTGCAGAAGCAGTGGTATGAACACCACCGCCGCCGCCACCTGCTCGTGTTACAGAGGATCCCGTGATAGAAGAAGCTGTGCCTGCTCCACCAGCACCTCCTTGAGAACCTGCGCTCACACCTCCAGAGCTTGCGCCGCCACCGCCGGCACCCCATTTATTGCCTGAATTGCCAGAGCCACCATTTGTTCCTTGTGCAGGGGAAGTATTGGGAGTATTTCCTGTGCCAGAGGTTGTTTTAACGCCACCGCCACCACCGCCGGATCCGCCACTGCCGGCAGTAGCTCCTGGATTTCCACCGCTGCCAAAACCGCCGCCTGCAGCAATGGTGGAGTTAAATTCTGAATCAGAACCTTTTGTGGCATCTGCTGGAGAACCAGCTGTTGTACCACCAGCGCCACCACCACCAACTGTAACTGTATATGTGGTTCCTGTAGTTAAAGATTGAGACGTCAGTTCTCTATAACCACCTGCACCGCCGCCACCTCCGCAAGCATGACCACCTCCGCCACCACCACCTGCAACAACTAGGTAGTCAACAGTAATTGGCTTGGCAGTTGACGCTAACAATAATGCAATAGCACTTCCTGGAATGCTCATGGTGCAACCTCCAACTTATTTTGAATACTGCCGTTGAATTTCAGCGAACGTTCGATCTTGTACTGCGGTGTTCCGCCAGCAGCAAGCAGGTTATTGACGCTTCCAGGTACTCCCATGATTAGCCCAGGTTGGTAATCAGAGTAGCCGTGATTGCAGTCGTGGACTGAACTGAGTACACCAAGCAATCTCGGGCACTGGCGGTAGTCGTAAGCGTCGGCGCGGTTCCTCCGGTAAAGTCCCACGCACTGCCATACGCTAGCGTTCTACTTCCTGTGCCATCTTGCGTAATCCAAATCGCTCCTGACTGCCCAGCCACCAAGTTGGTTGGGTTGGCAAGTGTTCTCGATCCACCGAGCGTGACCGAAAAATTATTTGCCAGGCTGAAATCTGCGGTGATCGTGGCGGCATCGGTCAACGCCGTGATCGCCCCACGCTGCGCTGCCGTGTAGGTCTGCGTTACGTCCGTCTTGGCGGTGTCGGCGTCATAGGCCTGGACGCTGACGCCAATCGCCGCATCGTTTAGCAGGTCATCGACATCCACCACCTGAGTGCTGGACTGGAGCTGATCAACCTTGACTTTTCCGAAGGCCATTAGAAAACCACCCAGGTAGCGTTTGCAGGAACGGTCACTGCGTAAGTGGCAGCAACCTCAACCGGGCCAACGGAGACCCCGTTGAAGCCGGTGCTAAGCGTCAGGTTGGCGCTGATCACCTGAGCGGTTTCAGCGATTGGCTTGCTGCCCCCGCCAATCTCAACGATGCTCTCGGCGCCGTCGTTCTTCTTAAAAAACGCCTTCCCGTCGTAGGTGTTGAGCGCAAGTTCGCCCAACGCCAGGTCGCTGGTCGTTGGAACCTTGCCGGGCACGGCGCTGCGTTTGATCTTGATTGTTTGTGCCATGTGGCTTCCCGTTGGTTGCTATAAAGCTGGAATCAGTTCAAGTCGGCTGGTTTAATGCCCTTCAGGCATCAGAACGTGCCGCCATCCACCACTTCCACCGAAATGGTGACAAAACCATTGCCGGCGTCCTTGATCCAGCTCAGGCTGCTGTTAAGGCGGATCACGCCATCGGTGCCGTCAGTGCCGTAGATGTAACCGGCGGTGCCGCCGCTCACGATCGCCACCTTCTCGTCAGTGTCGCTGTCGGGGATGTTGAGCGCTGTTTTGAAGCTGTTAAAGGTGATCTTCTTTTCTTTCTGGCCGCTGCTCTCGCTGGCATCGTGGATGAGGATCAGATCCTCGGCGCCGCTGATTGCGCTGAGAGTGGTCAGGTCATCAACAGCAGGCACCACCGTCAGCTTGGTGGTGGCATTGGTGGCGACGTGAAGCGTTCCGCGATCGGTGGTGATGTGCGGCTCACCGGCCAACATCCCGGTGGTTGGCAGATTGGTCTTAAGACCCCGCTTGAGCTGGAGGCGTGCCATTAGGTCACGGTGAGCGTTGGCCTAACTTGCCCGCCCTAGCGCTAGTTAAACGTGCCCCCATCCACTGTTGGCACCCATTCGGCCTGATAGTTGGCAGTGCCGTTCTTCAGCAGCACGTTGCCAACTGCACCACCTGTAGGCAGCGGCGCACGATCGCGTGCCTCAAAGGTGTCTGCTGTGGCATCCCAGGCCAGCACCGAATCCTCGATCAGCCCCGTGGTTTCCACATCCGTGAGATCAGCCAGGCCCAGTGACACATCGCCCGTCTGCCCGTTGACACTTTGCACCACCGACGTTTGCGGCAGCACCACATCCACGATCTGCCCATCCTTCGGCAGGGGGATGCGCAACTGGGATTGACGCCGTGGGCCGATCCCTTCGGTGACGGCCAAAATCAACGCCGTGGTGCCAGCAAACAGCGACTGCACCAACGTGGTGGCGCCTGCAATGTCACCACCGCCCCAGTCGATTAGAAAGACATTCCATGTCTCCAGAAATGGGCTGTTTCTGTATTGCTGCTGCGCTTCTAAGTCCGGCACGCTGCTGATCACTACCTCCAGCCCCGTGACAGTCAGACCAGCAGGCAGCCCTTCGCCAGGATCCCGCACCACCAACGCGGGGGTGCTGCTGCCATTGGCCAGGGTGTAGGTGCCGAGGTGATTGGTGAGAGCCGTGGCCAGGGCTCCCCGTAGCGCCAGGATGTCCACGCCTTTTAGCTTGAACTTGCCCCTAGCAGCTTTTCGCTGCGGTCTTGGTTCACCAGCAGCACAGCCGCTTCAAAATGCACCGGCTGAAGGTTGGCCGGTAGCTTGAGGCGATAGCTAAGCAGGGGCCGGTCTACATCCTGAAGCTCCAGCACGGTGCCCGGCTGGTGCCCTTTGGACGCCAGGAACACACGCAGGTTTGCACCTTCCCAGCTTGGGGCAACAGCAACCACCGTTCGATCATAATTGACGAGGGCACGGATCTCTGGCACCTCTGCATCCACACCAGAGCGCTTAAGCACATCTCGCCAGATGCCCATCAACAACGGCGGTAGCTTTTCCTCATGGCGTAGTGCTAGGCAGATGTGCGCCACCACAGGCGGCAGCTCATCGCCCTCCTCTTTCTTCTCCTGCTCAGAGAAGAACAACCAATCGCGGTAGCTGGTCGCTTTGCTCTTGCGGGCATCGCGGTTGATGTTGAACAGCAGACTGCTGATCTGTGCCCCCTGCATCTCCATTAGCTGCGCTTCGCCGCGCTCCAGCTCCAGCAGTCGCCGATGAGCCGCCAAGACCACTTGCACCTTCTCTTGGCCAAAGGTCGAGCGGTGGAACTGGCCGGGGAAGGCACGGCACAACGCCCAGAACAGGGCGCCCCAATCTATGCGGCTTGGTTTCCAGTCCCCGGCCGCTGCTTTTTTATTTCCTCTTCAGACGGTGGCGCTGCGCTGTCGGGTTCTTGCCCCTGGCGCTCTTCTTCAAAGAAGGCGAACAGGCTATCAAGCAATGGCTGAGGCAGCTTGAGCGTGTCTTGACTGCTCCAGTTGGGGCGATCAAGGCGGTTCTGGATTAAGGCGGTGACGCTGGCGAGCATCCGCTGGCGACCGCGTTGGATCCAGCTGCGAGTCAGCTCGGCAATCTGCGGCAGGTACTTCAGCCGAATCGCATCCTGCTCAGCGCGCAGGGTGCTGCCAACTGCAGCAGCTTCCACCAAGGCATAGGCCTCTGAAATGCTGATCTCCTGCTCAGCGCTGATCTGCTGTGCCAACTTGGCGGCGATCACCACCGCTGGGTCGTTGTCGGCGCTTAGGTCACTGACAGCGATCACCTCAGCGACCTGCAGCGAGCCCAGTACAGGCAGCTCCAGGATGCCGGTGCTCTTGGTGCCGATCCTGCGACTCTTGCGTTTGGTGGGCGCAACAACAAAGGGAAGATCGAGGCTCATGCGCTCAGGCCATAGTTGATCTTGTCCAGTGCGCTCATCCCCTGCAGGGTGCCGGAGGTAAGGTTTCCGCTGCCGCGCA